GGCAAGTCGCACTTCTTCGCCGAGAAGCTCATCGAGGACTGTCTCGTCGAGCGCGGCACGCGCGCCGTCTGCATCCGCGAAGTCCAGCGCACCCTCAAGGAATCGGCCAAGCGTCTGATCGAGGACAAGCTCGAGGCCTTCGGACTCGGACACTCGTCCGGCTTCAAGGTCTTCAACGAGGTCATCGAGGCGCCCGGCGACGGGCTCATCACCTTCCAGGGCATGCAGGATCACAACGCCGAGTCGATCAAGTCGCTGGAGGGCTACACCCGCGCCTGGGTCGAGGAAGCCCAGACCCTGTCGGCACGATCGCTCGCCCTGCTGCGCCCCACCATCCGCGAGCCCGGCTCGGAGCTGTGGTTCTCCTGGAACCCGCGGCGCCGCACCGACCCCGTCGACCAGCTCCTGCGCGGCCCCGAGCTCCCGACCGACGCCGTCGTCGTCCAGGCCAACTGGAGCGACAACCCGCTCTTCCCGGAGGTGCTGGAGCAGGAGCGCCTCGACTGCCTGCGCACAGCCCCCGAGCAGTACGCCCATATCTGGGAGGGCGACTACGCCGGCGTCAGCGTGGGCGCCTACTACGCTCGCCACCTCGCAGAGGCGCGTCAGGAGGGCCGCATAGGCCACCTGGCGGCCGATCCCCTGCTGACCCTGCGCCTGTACTGGGACATCGGCGGCACGGGCGCCAGAGCCGACGCTGTGGCGATCTGGGTCGTGCAGTTCGTCGCCCGCGAGATCCGGGTCCTCGACTACTACGAGGCCGTGGGCCAGCCGCTGGCGACGCACGTCGAGTGGCTCCGCGGCAAGGGCTACACGCCGCAGCGGGCGCAGGTCTGGCTGCCGCACGACGGCGCAGCCGGCGACAAGGTCTACGCGGTCAGCTACGACAGCGCCCTGCGCGCCGCGGGCTACCAGACGACCGTCGTCGCGAATCAGGGTGCCGGCGCCGCCGCCGCGCGCATCGAGGCCGTCCGCCGCTGGTTCCCGAGCTGCTGGTTCAACGCCGAGACGACGCAGGGCGGGCTCGACGCCCTCGGCTGGTATCACGAGCGCCGCGACGAGGCTCGCGGCATCGGCCTGGGGCCGGAGCACGATTGGGCCTCGCACGCTGCCGACGCCTTCGGCCTGATGGCCGTGTCGGCCGAGGCGCAATTCCCGGTCGTGCGCCGCACGCACCGCCACGAGCGCGCCGCTCCCGCGGCCTGGATGGGATGACATGACCGACAAGATCGTGACCGAGGCCCGCGAGCGTTTCGAGGCCTGCGAAGAGGCCTGGAGCGAGCTGCGCGACGACGCCCTCGACGACATCAAGTTCGCCCGCCTGGGCGAGCAGTGGCCCGAGGAGATCCTCAAGCAGCGTCAGCTCGATAGCCGCCCGGCCCTGACCATCAACCGCCTGCCGGGCTTCATCCGGCAGGTCGTGAACGACAGCCGGCAGAGCAAGCCCGCCATTAAGGTGCGGCCCGTCGACGACCTGTCGGACCCCGAGACGGCCGAGGTGCTGTCCGGGCTGATCCGCCACATTGAGTACAACTCCGACGCCCAGGTCGCCTACGACACGGCGCTGGAGAGCGCGGTGACCTGTGGCTTCGGCTTCTTTCGCGTCAACCTCGCCTACCTGCATGACGACGCCTGGGACCGCGAGCTGCGCGTCGAGCGCATCGCGAACGCCCTGTCGGTCTACTGGGACCCCGGCAGCATGGCCGCGGATTCCTCCGACTGGGAGTACGCATTCGTCACCGACATGCTGCTGCACGACGAGTTCAAGAAGCGGTGGCCCGGTGCTGACATCAGCGACTGGGAGGGCGACAAAGACGAGTCGTGGATCACCGACGAGATGGTGCGCGTCGCCGAGTACTGGACCCGCGAGCAGGTCAAGCGGAAGCTGCTGCGGCTGTCCGACGGGACCGTGCTGCCCGAGGACCGCTACGTCGAGAACAAGGACTTGTTCGACGTGGCCGGGCTCACCGTCACCGGCACGCGCGACACGCAGTCGTTCAAGGTCACTCAGCGCGTGATGAGCGGCGCCGAGGAGCTGTCGAAGACCGAGTGGAAGGGCCGGTACATCCCCATCATCCCGGTCTTCGGCGACGAGGTCGTGGCCGAGAACAAGCGGCACTTCATCTCGCTGATCAGGCCCGCCCGCGACGCGCAGCGCATGTACAACTACTGGCGCACCGTCGCGACCGAGCTGGTCGCGCTGTCGCCCAAGGCCCCGTGGATCGGCCCGCGCGGTGCGTTCAACGTCGACCAGGACAAGTGGGCGACGGCGAACACCGATGCGCACAGCTACATCGAGTACGACGGGCCGGTGGCGCCGCACCGCCAGCCGTTCGACGGCGTGCCCGCAGGGGCGCTGCAAGAGGCCCTGAACGCCTCTGACGACCTCAAGTCGATCATGGGCATGTACGACGCCAGCCTGGGCGCCAGGTCGAACGAGACGAGCGGCAAGGCCATCATGGCGCGGCAGCGCGAGGGCGACGTTGCGACCTTCCACTTCGCGGACAACCTGGGGCGTGCGATCCGCCACGCCGGCCGGGTGCTGGTCGACCTGATCCCGAGCGTCTACACCGGGCCGCGCGTGCTGCGCATCATGGGCGTGGACGGCGCCGTCGAGACTGTGCAGGCGAACCAGCCCTTCGAGAAGGGCGGGATGCAGAAGATGCACGACCTGACGGTCGGTCGCTACGACGTCACGGTGGACATCGGCCCGAGCTACACCAGCAAGCGGCAGGAAGCGGCCGAGCAGATGATCTCGATGATCCAGGCCTACCCGGACATCGCGCCGATCGTCGGCGACATCCTCGCGAAAAACTTGGACTGGCCCGAGGCCGACGAGATCGCCAAGCGACTGCAGGCGATGTTGCCGCCGCAGCTCCAGAAGCTCGAAGAGATGGAGGGCATCCCGCCGCAGGCCCAGGCCGCGCTCACCGCCGCCAACCAGCAGATGGAGCAGATGCAGCAGGTCATCCAGCAGGGCCAGCAGATGCTGCAGGAGATGCAGCAGCAGGTCCAGAAGCTCGAGGCCGAGGCGACCAACCGGCAGGGCGAGGCCGCCGTGAAGCTGCGCGAGGCCGAGCTGAAGCACGACGCCGAGCTGGCGAAGGCGCAGGCCGAGGTGCAGAAGGCGCAGATCGCGGCCGAGGCGGCCGGTGACGTGGCGCGCATCGACGCCGCCGTGGAGCTGATCACCGAGCGCCTGGCCTTCACCGTCGAGGAGCTGAAGGCGACCGTGAGCAGGGCCCTGCCGGCAGCGCCGGTGGAGGGCCACGAGCGGGCCGAGGAGAAGGCCGAGAAGCCGCGCACGGTGACCATCCAGGCCCCGAGCGGCGGCGTTTACACAGGCACGATACAGTGAGCGAGCAGGAGCTGCTCGACGCCCTCCACGCTCGCTGGGCGACGAAGCATCAGGCTTGGCTTGAGAGCCAGGAGAGGAAGCGGGCGATTCAGCGTGGAGTGACTGACATGAGCTGTGGCGGCGGTTGCAAGGGTTGCAAGGGCAAGGGCAAAGGCAAGGGCGGCGGCGGTAAGCGAGGGCGGTAGCTGTGCGCGACGACGACGACGAGACGGGAACCGCCGCTCGGCACAATGAGCTGCGAGACATTCACCACAGGATTGACGCCCTCAAGGAGGAGGCGGAGAGGCAGTTCAACTCGTTGACTGAGAAGTTGCACGCGTTGGAGGTCGCGATAGCCACCGGCTCACGGTTTCCAGCGACTGCGTGGGTGGCTGCGACGGGTATTCTCCTGACGGTCCTGGGCACTGCGTTCGTCACCTTCGCCAAGCTGGAGACGGCGGCGGTGACGGGCAACAAGGCGATCTCGTTGATCGAGACGCACATGGCGGGGTCCTCTGCGCGCTTCCAGACGATCAACGAGGCCACGCTCTTCATGGACCGCTGGGGCGCCGGGCTGCCGCTGCTCGAAGAGCGGGTGAAGGTGCTGGAGGGGCGGATCGTCGGGCAGGGGCCGGAAGGGTGGCACCGCAAAGACCATGACCTCTACGCCCGGATGATCGACGAGCGCTTTGCGCGCGTCGGTGGGCAGCTCGAGGTCGTCGAGAGGCGCCAGGATTCGCTGTGTGAGCGCATCAAGAACTGCAACGGGGGCAAGAGATGACCGCGACGCCGAGAGGCATCAAGAACAAGAACCCCGGCAACCTCCGGTATCGCTCGGAGTGGAACTGGCCCGGCGTCGTCGGCATAGACAACAAGGGCTTCGCCATTTTCGAGTCGCCCGAGCGCGGCTTCGTCGCGCTGATCCAGCAGCTCAAGCGGGACAAGAAGCGCGGCCTGGACACCTTCGAGAAGCTGGTGCCGAAGTACGCCCCCGCGAACGACAACAACAACGTCCTCGCGTACATCGCCTCGCTGGAGCACCAGACCAAGATCCGCCGCGACCAGGTGTACGACCTGGACGATCGGCGCACGCAGGAGCTGCTGATGCGCGCCTTCTGCCGGCACGAGCAGGGCCCGCCGCCGGGCGG